TCATCCATCGTCTCGCTCCGTCATCCGGGCGCCGACGAAGATCAGCAGCTGGTCGGCGTGGTCGTCGCAGAGGTCGGCCGAGAACTCGCTGAAGGTGACCTCGATGTCGTCGGTCTCGAAGGTCGGGACCGAGTGCCACGTGTCGAACTTCAGCGTTCGCCGCCTGGCCGTTTCCCCGCACCCGGGGTGGTCGCAGATGATGCTCATGACCAGGGCTCCCGCGGCAGAGACACCGGTGCGCTGGCGGGTACGCCCGATGTCGTGGAGAGGTAGGGCACGTCCACGACGCGGATGTCCGGCCGGTCGCGGCGCGTGCGCGCGGCAGAGCAGGTCCGGCATCCGCAGTGATCCGGATCGTGCATATGGTGCCAGCAGACGCCGGCGAGGCTGTTCAGGTGGACCCCTTCGGTGCAGCCCGGCGCGCGGAAATTGTGAGAGCGGCGCATCAGGACATCCCCAAGGCTTCTTTGTACATTTCGAGCACCGCCTCTTCCTCGGCGATGTCGTCCTTGTCGCGCTTGCGCAGCGCGATGACCTTGCGCATGACCTTGGTGTCGTAGCCGCGGGCCTTTGCCTCCGCCATGACTTCCTTCTGCTGGTCGGTCAGGTCCTTCTTCTCGGCGTCTAGTCGCTCGATCCGCTCGATGAAGCTGCGGAGCTCGTTGGCGGTGACCCGGTAGGCCGCATCCTTCACCTCCTCGTCGGCGGGGGTGTTTTTCATGGGCGTCTTGATCTGTGCGTTCATGCTTGGGAATCCTCGGGTCAGGTTGCCCCCGCGGGGCACGATGGGATGCTGCCGCCGCGGGGGATCCGCACCATTGCGGAGGGTGAGGGCTCAGAAGAGCCCGTGGTCGAGCAATCGGTCGGTCGGTCGGAAGACGTCGGTGCAGGTCAGCACCACGAAATCGGCGTTGGTCTTAGCGGCCATGTCGATCGCCGCGCGCTTGGCCGAGAGGTAGCTCTGGTAGAGCTGTTTCGGCTCGGGCTTGGCATTCGGATGCGTCGGCTTCCGGCAGATCATCCAGAACGTCTCTTCGGGGAGCGCCTTCACTGGGGGGCCTCTACAGTCATCGCCCGGGTCGAGGCGATCTCGGCCATCTGCGGCCCTGAGTTCCCGGCGACCGCGATCGCAAAGATCCCGGCGACCGACCAGCCAAAGGCGAGGGCGAAGGCCTTCATGCCGCCAACCCCTCTTCTTCCTGAAGCGCGCGCTCCATGCGAAGCACGGTCGCGATCCAGTGCCGGATCGCGCTCTCGGCCGTGTCGCCGGACTGCGATATGCCGAAGAGCGAAACCTCGACATCGTGCGGTCCCCAGCTGTTCTGGGAGGGCAGGACGAAGGTCCCGCCGGATTGCACGGCAGCGGCCTCGACGGCCTCAAAGCGGGCTGCCGGATCGAGTGTCTCGAGCGCGGCCGCGAAGGCGAGGCGATGAGCTCGGATGCAGGGGATCACGTTCATGCCGCATCGCCCCCCGTCGGATCGGCGCCGCGGCCGATCATGGCGCGGACCTTTGAGAGTGCGCTGAGGCGGTAAGGTTCGATCTGCTCCGCCACGTGCGAGCCGCCCCAAGGCAGCGGGATCACGTCGCAGGGTGTCGTCTCATCGACCGTCATCAGGTGCGAGGGGATGAGGCGCTCCGCGGCCTCGCGGCTGATCGGATGGCCCTGCACTTCCTTCAGTCGGAACCAGGCATCCTGCACGTTCCACGGGTAAGCGACAGCGCGGGCCGGGTCGCAGACCGCCGCGCGGGCGCTGTCGAGGGAGAGGTTCGGCTGGGCGAGGTGGTCTCGCATGGTGGTGCCTCCATCGGGTGTCGATGAGGGCAAATATCCGTTTGACGTATCATTCTGTCAATACGTAAAACGTATAAAGCACAAACCGACGCCAGCTAGCGTCAGGCCGTGGTAGAGGCGGTGGAGTGCGAACAGGAAGGGATTGGGTTCAAATGGGGGAGTATCGACGGCAGATTTGGGCCGCACTTCAATATCTTGAGGATGGCTGCGAGGAATCAGCTATTTCTGATCGCCGCCGAGAAGCGTCAGAAGCGCGGCTTGCCGTTCGGGCGAGGCTTCTCGAAAGCCTTGAAGAAGCCGCTGCTCCAGCTCGGGAAGGCCGAAGAGTTCGACCACGCTGACGTCGAGAGCGTCTGCGATATTTCGTGCAACTGCCAGGGAGGGGTTGTTGACCCCTTTTTCAATCCTGGAGATCGTTGCTTGCTTCACGCCGACCTTGTGGGCGAGTTCCGCCTGGGACATGCGCTTCGACTTACGGATCTGGTAAAGGTTCTTCATGCGCGACTTATGATCGGGTCTGGTTCACTGGAACAGACCTCCATGCGTATAAATATTCGCGTGGCGTATTGACTGATTTAATACGTCGTGAGTATATCGACGCATGTTGCGTCTCGCCGAATATCTCCGCTCTGCCGAACTGACCCAAGCTGCATTCGCAGAGAGGGTGGGTGTGAAGCAGCCCACCGTCCACCGCTGGCTCAAGGGTGAAGCCCGGCCAAGCTGGAGGGTGGCCGAAAGGATTGCCGTGACCACCGGTGGCGCGGTCCCGGTTGCGGCATGGGCCGAACAGCCCGACGAGAGCGCCGCATGACCCGGACCTGTTCAGTGGAACCTCTTCTGCTCTGCCTGCTCAACCAGGGTGCGGACGTTATGGGTCTGCAGCTGGCCGACCTCAGTATAGAATTCCGCTTCCCCAAAGTGCAGCGCGCCATCGGCGATGATGACGTCGCGCAGAGCCTCGGCCAGGCGCTTGAACCTGACGCTGTCCATTCGTCTCACATTGGCGAGGTGCGTCGGCAGCGACTTTCGCGTCGGGTGCATCTTTCGGATGAGCACGGTCATCGCGTCAAGTTCATCAAGGCCGACCCCAGTCCCCGTGACGAGGTGATCGACTTCGTCCTCGACCCAGCGGCAGATCACATCGAGTTCCTCGGGATGAAAATCGTTGTCGGCAGTGGCGGCGAGCACAAGAAGGGAGAGCGGCGCGCGCAGCATCTCCCGCATCTCCCTGGCCGCGATGACGGCCGAGGATACCGGCGTCGGACCGGGCTCCCGCGGCGCCAGATAGTCGGCGGTCTCAACCGGCGCCAGCGCCTCAAGGTCCACCAGCAGGATGTCTCGAAAGAAGGTGCTGGTTTCGATGATCTCGCCGTCATCGTGGTTGATGAAGCAATCGATCCGATCGCACCGAAAGGCTCGGAAGGCCTTCTTCTCGTGGCAGATGGCATGCAAGACGGGCCCGTTCGGGCCGACGACGATCGCGCGCAACGTGATCCGTCGGCGGCTGTGCCGCCCCTTCCCGTCGATGTAGTCGATCAGGGTGAAGACCTCTTCCAGAGCGATGCGTCCGTCCTCGTCCGGGGTCTCCATTTCAGGCTCGTCGGGCGTCACTGGGTCCGGCGGCATCACCTGCTTCCGGTCCTGAAACACCGGTGCGGGTGGAACGTCACTCGCTTCTGTTGCGGCGCGGTCGATCAGCCAATTCAGCAGTCTCATCATCTCCCCCAGGTTGGCTCTGGTAGGAGCATGACGCGATTCCGCGTCACCTGCCAAGACGAAAGGGACGCCGCCTGATGTCTCTTCAACCTCCTTTTTCGCCCGCGGCATCCCTCTCATGCCTCCACACTGCCACCCCGCCGATTAACGGCAAAGGAAACGAGGTTTCCGCATGACGCGCCCATATGATGGTCCCGCGATCCGCGCGCTCTTCCGCCAGCTTGTCGACGACTTCGGCGGCGTGGAGGCGTCGGCGTCCTTCCTGCGCAGCACGAAGGGAACCATCTCGAAGGAGATGGCGGGTCACATGCAGATCCCGGTCGAGCATTGGGCCGCGCTGGAGGATGAGCTCGAACACTGGCCCATCACCAGCCTGCTGCACGGCCGGCGCGAGGGCAGGGGCGCCCAAGGCGAGGTCGAAAAGCTCGCCGCCCGAGTGATGGCGGAGAACGGTGACGTGGCGAATGCCATCCTGCGCCTGCTCACCGCCGGCGACCGCACTGGGGCGATTAAGGAGCTGAGCGAAGCCATCGCGGCCGACCAGCGTCTGCTGGAGCATTTGCAGGCCGAAGGGATGACCGAATGATCCCCGCCACACACTCACGGAATGCCGCCTGCCTGTGCGGCACTGCCGGGCTGCGCCATGGGGATTCGCGCGGCCCACTAGCGCGGGGGGCGATGAGGGGCACGTCCTCCGCGCGTTTTGATCGATCAGCGCGGCGAGGATCTCGGTCCTCCTCAGGGCCGTACTGCAAGGGGTGCGCGGCTGCCGGTAACGCGAGTGCCACCCCGCTCCTCCCTGGCGGGACGCGTCTCCTTCTCCCTGCGCGTCCCGCCATCCGTGGGAGCATTCCATGCAGATGATCGCCCCGGTCTTCCATCCGCGTGCGCGAACGTCTCCGGAGGTCGAGGCCATGACGGCGGCCGCCATGAAGCGGCTCGCGTGGGCCGAGGGGCATCGCCCGGGGGAGATCGCGCTCGCCAGCCGGTTCAAACCGCTGACGGATGTCGAGGCAGGCTATGTGCGCTTGGCGCAGCAAAGGCTCCTCAGCGGCGGAAACGTCCATGCGATCGCGCGTGAGATGGGTATCTATCCGAAACGCCTCGCAGGGCTTCTCACGAGGGGCGGGGTCGCTCGTGACGGGTCGGAGGTCAGTCGATGAGCCAGAACCGCTCCCCGGCCGTCATGCAACAGCGTCACGAGGCGCTCGACAGCCTCGACGACTTCCCGACGCCGCCCTGGGCGACCCGCGCGCTCTGTGAGCAGCTCGTCGCCCGGGGACACCATCTGCACCTGCAGCACGTCTGGGAACCCGCCTGCAACCGCATGCACATGGTCCGGCCGCTCGGTGAGTATTTCGACCGCGTGCACGCGACCGACGTGCACGACTATGGCGATCCGCGACAGGACGGCGTGATCGACTTCCTGATCGACTGGGGCGCCGATGCGCCCGACGTCGACTGGGTGATCACCAACCCGCCATTCCGTCTCGCCGCCGACTTCATCCGGCATGCCCTTCGCTTCGCCCGCGTGGGCGTCGCGGTTTTCGTCCGTTCGGCCTTCGTCGAGGGGCAGGGACGCTACGTGGACCTCTTCCGCGATCGTCCAGAGGCCATCGTGATGCCCTTCGTGGAGCGCGTGGCGCTCTGGAAGGGGGTCCTGCTGGACCCGGACATCAAGGTCTGGCGGGACGGTCGGGAGAGCAACCCGACCAGCGCGACGGCCTATTCCTGGCTCGTCTGGACGCATGGCTCGGAGGTCTCCGAGCACTGCCGCATCCCGCCCTGTCGCCAGCGTCTCACTCGGCCGGGTGACTACCCGCCCGTTCCTGATCACCTAAAAGCACCGGAGGGCTCCCTGCTGTGACCCGTGCCGAAACCCTGTTCCTCGCATGCTGCGATGTCCTGGCCCATCACCGGGGCAGCGCGGCCGATCCGATCATCCGGGCTCATGTCGAGGCCTTGGCCGAGGTTCTGCCAGAGATCTCCGACCCCGGGCCCGGCCCGGAAATCGCCGGCACCACGCTGCGCTCAATCGCCGAACGGATGGTGAGCGGTGGCCCGCTGTGCCTGCCCGAGGTCCAGCACTTCCTGCGCATGCTCCTCGAGGATGACGCCATAGGGCGCGCCCGGGCGGCATACGAGGCGTGGGGCGCCGAGATCGTGTCCGAAGAGCCGATACCCGCCGCCTGAGCGCCCGCAGAGGCGCCAGCGGCCAACCAGAGGCGGCGCAACAGCCGCAAGCGGTCCGAGGCAGGGCCGCGACCCCGAAGGCAACGTGCGCCTGTCGGTTTCCGGCGGCGCAACAGGCATGGAATGAAGGTATGAGCCACAAGGCCACGAACTGGCTAGCTGCACTGGATGCAGAGGACCTGACCAACAGCGAGTTCCGGGTGCTCTTCCACCTGTGCGACTGCCACAACCCGTCGCAAGGCTGCTTCCCGACACAGGCCTACCTGATTGACGCGACGGGCGTCTCGAACGGCACGCTGAACAATGCCCTGCGCGGGCTCGAGGCGAAGGGCCTTTTGCGCCGTGAGCGCCACTGGGACGGCAAGACGCACAAGCAGTTGCCGACCCATTACGTTCTCGGTTGCGACGCGGTCCAGGAAAAGAAACCGGCTCCAAAAACTGGAGACGGGGGGCCCAAGAAGCCGACTCCAAAAAATGGAGACGGGGCCGACTCCAATTTTGATGGCGTCCCGTCTCCAAATTCGACCACGTCCCGTCTCCAGCCCACTGGAGAGGTAACCTGTAAGGAACCAGTAAATAACCTTCCGAGCTCCCGGGCAGCGGCCTGTTTCGACGAAAAGGTCCGTGTCGCAGCCCGGTACTGGGCCGGCGAGATCAGGGGTGGGCGGTTCATACCGGCCAACGCCATTAGCTCAACCGTCGCCGCCTGCATGATCCTTGAGGGATTGATCACCCGAGAAGAGGCCGAAGCCGTGGGCATCGGGGATGCGGCCTGATTGCTGAGAATGGGGATGGCTATGACCGAAGAACAGACCACCATCGAGACCAAGCGAGACCGGGTGCGGCGCCTGCTGATCACCCCGGCGCAGGAACGGGGCATGCGGTTCCGGAAGGGCACCTCGGACGAGGACCAGCGCAAGCACCTCGACCGGCTCTGCGACGAGCTGGCGTACCTGAGCGATCGGACGCTCGATGCGCTGCGCGAGTGGGTGACCACCCACGGCGAGGGCTCCGAGCGGACGTTCTGGCCGACGCACACCTCGATCGTCTCGACCGCCGAGGCCTATGAGCCGCGACCGCTCGAGGAGACCCCCGGCGTGGCGGGCTGGTTCCGCTCTCGAGCGGGCGAAGCGGCGCTCGCCGAAAATCGCCTCATCGCCGAGTTCCTGTGGTGGGAGCGCAAGAAGCGCCCGCCGCTGAGCGCACACGAGCGCAAGCTGGTCGCGGACCGGGCGGCCTCGATCGCGTCGGAGCGGGCTCGGACCGAGGACAAGCTTAACCGGGGCGTCGCGCCGCTGCAGCCCGACCTCGAACAGCTCGAGTACTGGAAGTCGATCGAAGAGCGGGCGCTGCGCCTGGTGCGTGATGGTGCCGCCGCGCGGGCCGAAGGGCAGGCAGCGTGAGGGGCGACGTGATCTGGGTTGATCCGGCTGGTCGCGCGCGGCTCGACTGCCCGTGGCCTGGCGATGCCGCTGCGTCCCGCAAGGCGAATGCGCGCGCGGCCTATGCCAGCGTCATGTCGGGCGCCGCCGTCCCATTCGAGTGCGGCTCCGACATTGTCGCGGCTCCCGCTCGTGGTGGCACGAAGGTCTTCACGCCGCGCGCAGTGACCATGACGGCCTCCGGGCCGCGCTCGCGCCCTGACGGATATGCCGGCCGTCGGGCAATGCAGATGGCGGATGCCTTCGACGTGATGACCGAGCAAGCCCAGAGACGCCACGCCGCTGTCGTGGCGAAGGCTAGAAGGGAATGGGAGAAGGGGCTGCGCGACAAGGAGTTCCGGGCGCCACCGTTCGTGCCGCCGTTCACCGTCGGCCAGGTCGTGATCGGCCGGGAGTATGCAGCCTTGGTGGAGCGCTGTGCCGCCTCGGGCGTGAAATGCGCCTCTCTCGAGGCGTTGCGCAGCGCGGCCTCCGGTGGCGGTGACCGTGAGGTAGCGATCCTTCGGGACTTCCAGCGCCTCAGGGTGTTCGAGCGTCGGATCGGCAACGGGTTGGCGAAGGAGGTCCGGCGTCTGCGACCCGGCAAGCCGAAGAGCTCAACGGAGGCCGCCGCCAAAAGGGCTCTGATTGAGCGGCAGCGGAAGGCGATCCTGGCGCAGACGCTGGTCGACAGCGTGTGTGTCGGGGAAATGTCGCTGACTGAGGTGCTAGAGGCTCATGGCTGGGCGTCCGACCACAAGGCCAGGTCGGCTCTTCGCCACGCTCTGTGCTCGGCGTTGGACCGTATGCGGGGGTTCGATCTCGCGCGCCCGCAAAATGTGGGTTGACAGTTAGCCTCACCGGATCTTAGAGATCTGTCATCATCACGAAATGCGCCCGGAGCGGAGACCCCGCTGCCGGGCTTTCTCATGTCCGCCTGCCGGGGAGAGGTCCGACGTGCCACATTGGGCCGCTCGATCGCCGGTCGGCTGGCTGTGTCCGGGTGGAGCAGCGGTAGCTCGCGTGGCTCATAACCACGAGGTCGGCGGTTCGATCCCGTCCCCGGCAACCAATACCCAGAGCGCGCCCGCCGACAAGCGCGATGACAGATGGCCAGCTGCAGCGGCGGGGGCGGCTGGCCGATCTATTGTGAGGTCGATGGATGCTGAAAGCGCGGTGGTATCCGGATGGCCTGATGGGTTGGGTGCTCCTTCACCGGCGGCTCGCGCTGAAGGTCTACCTTCATCGGTTCATGTTCGGCGTCGACATTGACCGGATCACCCTCTGCGTGTTCGTCGGCCCGTTCGTCTTGGTGTTCTACCTGGCCGACCAGCAGGACAACGGCTGATCATGGGAAAGCTGGCAGGCCGCGGCCTACCCAACAGGCTGGGCCGTGCGCCCGCACGGCTGCGCTCGCCCGCTCCTTCGGCTGAACGCGAGGGCGGCGCGCGCCGCTCGCGTGACTGGCTGAATACGGCACGGTGGCAGCGCCTGCGCCTCAAGGTGCTCGAGCGCGACGGCTACGTCTGCCAGCAGACTGGCGTTGCGCTGGTCGGCAAGCACCCGGCTCCCGACAGCCCGGTGGTCGATCACAAGGTCCCGCACCGCGGCAACCCTGATCTCTTCTGGGACGAGGGGAACCTGCAGGCGGTCAGCAAGCTCTGGCACGACCGGGTGAAGCAGGGCCTCGAGAAACGCGGCGAGGTCTGAGCGGCCCGGCGGCAGGGGGGGTGGGTGAAAGTCCGGAATGCGTCCGAGCCCCAGACCCGCGCCCCCTTCATTCGGAGATTTTTTTTGGCTGAGCATGAAGATTCGTTCGAGATCGACTTCTGGGGCAACCGTACCTTCAGCCGCAAAGGTAAGCGCGGTCGGCCGCCCTTCGAGCGCACCGAAGAAAACGCACGCAAAGTCAGTATGTTACTGGCAATGGGTTGGAACAATGCGCGGGTTGCTCGCTGCATCATCGATCCTCGGACCGGGAAACACATCTCCGAGCCGACGCTGAAGCGGTATTTTAGATCTGAGCTGCAGGAGCGCGACTTCGCCCGTGACAGGCTGATCGCCCGTCAGCTCGAGGTCGCCGCGGTGGCGGCATTCGAAAACGGCAATGTCGGCGCGATGCGCTTCTTCAACCAGCTTGTCGAGAAGAACGATCTGATGCGCGCCGAAGATCGGATCGGTCGCCCCGATCGGCAAGATGAGGCGAAGGAAGAGAAGCTCGGGAAGAAGGAGACCAGTGCCCGGGCGGCCGAGGAAGCGGACGCACTGCTGATGGCCGAACTCGAACTCGAGGCTTCGGGTGACAAGCGCCACTGAGGCCGCGCCGCGGTTCGCCTGCCCAGACTGGTGGGCCAAGATCAAGGCCGGCGAAACGCCCATGGCGGACGTGCCGATCAACGAGGCGAAGGCGGCAAAGGCTCTGGCGTTCTTCAACCGCCTGCGCCTGCCGGACGTGCCAGGCAACCCGACGATGAAGGAGGCCTGCGGTCAGTGGTTCAAGGACATCCTCGTCGCCTTCCTGGCAGGCGAGGACCCGGAGACGATGGAGCGCCTCGTCTGGGAATGCCTGTGCATGGTGCCGAAGAAGAACAGCAAGTCGACCTACACGGCGGCCCTGGGACTGACGGCGCTCTACATGTGCGAGATTCCGAACGCGCAGATGCTGCTGATCGGGCCGTCGCAGAACATCTCGGCGCGGTGCTTCGACCAGGCGCAGGGCATGATCCGGTTGGATGACAACCTGAAGCTCATCTTCAAGGTGCAGGATCACCTGAAGACGATCACCCGGCGCAAGACGATGACGACGCTCGAGGTGAAGACCTTCGACACCTCGATCCTCACCGGCGAGATCCCGGTGATGACGATCATCGACGAGCTGCACGAACTGGGGAAGAAGGCGGGCGCGATCCAGGTGATGCAGCAGATCAGGGGCGGCGGCATCACGATGAACGGCGGGCAGGTGATGATGATCACCACCCAGTCGGACAAGCGGCCGGCAGGTATCTGGAAATCGGAGCTGCAGAAGGCTCGCGCGATCCGGGACGGTAAGGCCGGCGAAAGCCCGATCATGCTTCCGGTGCTCTATGAGTTCCCGGAGAAGCTGCAGAAGATGGAATCGTTCTGGCGGAACCGCGAGAACTGGGGTTGCCTTCTGCCGAACCTCGGGCGGTCGATCAGCCGCCAGCGGCTGGAGGACGACTACACGAACAACGGGTCGATCTCGCCCGAGGTCGAACAGGTCTGGGTGTCGCAGCACCTGAACATCGAGATCGGCATCGGCCTGCATGACGATCGTTGGGTCGGCGCCGACTACTGGGCGAAGGCGGCGCGGGAGGGGATGACTCTCGATGACATCATCGCCAAGTCTGAGGTCTGCGTCGTCGGCGTCGACGGGGGCGGGCTTGATGACCTGCTCGGCATCTGCGTCCTAGGGCGGCATGCGGAAACGAAGGCGTGGCAGGCGTGGGCGAAGGCCTGGGCGGATCGGGACGTCCTCCAGCTGCGCAAGGTCATTGCGCCCGAGCTCGAGGACTTGGCGGCGGCGGGTGAGTTGGTGTTGGTCGACAACATCGAGGCCGAGGCGAACCCCGAGATCGTCGACATCTGCAGCCGCCTGAAACTGGCGGGTCGGCTTCCGGAGGAAGATTCGATCGGGATGGACCCGGAGGGCGTCGGGAGCATCATCGACGAGCTGACTGAGGCGGCGTTCCGGATCGAGGACATCCGCTCGATCAGCCAGGGCTACAAGCTGAACGCGGCCATCAAGATCGCGCCGGTCAAGCTCAAGAACGGCTCCATGGTGCATTGCGGACAGCGGATCATGGACTGGTGCGTCGGGAACGCAAAGGTCGAGGCTCGCGGCAACGCGGTCATTGTGACCAAGGCGCAGAGCGGCTCCGCGAAGATCGACCCGCTGATGGCGCTCTTCAACGCCGTGATGCTGATGAGCTGGAACCCCGTCGCGAGCGGCGGGCCCAGTGTCTACGAAGAACGCGGCCTGCTGACCGTATGAGGGTGACGGAATGAGCTTTATGAACTTCTTTCGCCGCCGTGAACCGGAGGCGGCCAACCTGCCGTCGGTTCAGGCGATGGCGGGAGAGGCAGGCATGTTCGCCGGCATGACCGACCCGAACCTGCTGGAGTTCATCCGCGGTGGTGGTTCCGCGCTGACGGAGGCGGGCCTGTCGATCTCGCCCAAGGTGGCGATGCGCAACACCACGGTTCTGCGGTGCGTCTCGCTGATCGCGTTCTCGATCGGCATGCTGCCCCTGCATCTCCAACGGAAGGCAGACAAGGGCAAAGCCGACGACCATCCGCTCTTCCGGGTACTGCATCGGCGTCCGAACGGGTGGCAGACAGCGTTCGAGTTTCGCTCGCTCATGCAGCAGCGGGCGCTGGTGGACGGGAACGCATATGCGCTGATCGTGCGCAGCGGTCGGCGGATCATCCAGCTCGTGCCGCTGGCGTCCAAGGACGTGAAGGTGGTTCAGCGCCCTGACTGGGCCCTCGAGTATCACCTGAAGCGCAACGGCGCGGAGACGGTGATCCTCCCCCAGAGCGAAGTTTTCCACCTGCGCTACGGGATGAGCGACGACGGGATCACCGGGCTCTCCCTGGTCAAGCAAGCGGCCGAGGCAATCGCTCTGGCGATCCAGACCGAGAAGGCGGCCGCGCGGCTCTTCCGGAACGGCATGATCGTGGGTGGCTACCTGAAGCACAAGGAAAGGCTCTCTAAGGAAGCATACGATCGGCTCAAGGAGAGCATGGCCGAGAACGAGGGGGCTGAGAACGCCCACAGGTGGAAGATCCTCGAGGAGGGGATGGAGGCCGAGGATCCCGGCCATTCGGGGCGCGACAGTCAGGCGATCGAGAACCGGAAGTTCCAGATCGAAGACATCGCCCGTCCGTTCGGCGTTCCGCGCCCCCTGCTGGGCGTGGATGACACATCGTGGGGCTCGGGGATCGACGTGCTCGGGCAGTTCTTCGTCCGTTACGCACTGAACCCGTGGTTCGAGGCATGGCAGCAGGCAATCGAGCGGTCACTTCTGACCGAGGCGGAGGCCGATCTGTTCGAGGCCAAGTTCAACGCCGGCGCGTTGCTGCGCGGGTCGATGAAGGACCAGGCGGAGTTCTTCGCCAAGGGGCTCGGCTCCGGCGGCCACCAGCCCTGGCTGCACCCCGACGAGCCGCGCGACTGGATGGACCTTCCGCGGCGCGATGACCTGCCGACCGCGCCCGGCCAGCAAACGCAAGGAGATGGCAATGAGCCTTCGTGACCTTCCCAAGATCGAGGCGCAGCGCCTTCCTACGGTGTGCGCTTTTGAGCCCGACGCCGACGCGCTGGAGCGCTGGAACGCCGGCGTCATGGCGGCGCAAACCCCGGAGAATACCATCTCCGTGCTGGACGTGATCGGCGAGGACTTCTGGTCCGGCGGAGGCGTTACCTCGAAGCGCGTCGCGGCAGCCTTGCGCGCGATCGGGGATCAGGAGGTCTTCGTCGACATCAATTCGCCCGGCGGCGATTTCTTCGAGGGCGTGGCGATCTACAACGCCCTTCGTGCGCACCCGCACAAGGTCACGGTGCGCATTCTCGGGCTGGCAGCATCTGCCGCTTCGGTGATCGCGATGGCCGGCGACGAGATCCAGATCGGGAAGGCCGGGTTCCTGATGATCCACAATGCATGGGTGATCGCGATCGGCAACCGGCACGACCTTGCAGAAGCTGCGGCGACGATGCAGCCTTTCGATGACGCCATGGCGACCGTGTATTCCGACCGGGCCGGCGTGAAGAAGGCCAAGGCCGCCGAATGGATGGACAACGAGACCTGGTTCAACGGCGAGCATGCCGTGGCTGAGGGCTTGGCGGACGGCTACCTTCCCGCGGATGCCGTCTCTGAAGACAAAACGCGCGCCGAGAGCAATCGCGGCGTGAATGCCACCAGGCGTGTTGATGCGCTGCTGGCGAAATCCGGGATGCCGAGGTCGGAACGCCGTGCGCTTCTGGCCGATGCAAAAGGGGGCACGCACGACGCTGCCCTAACCGTCATGCACGACGCTGACGAGATCGCGGCCCTCGCTTCTGGGCTTTTCAAACTCTGATCAAGGAGACACTCATGTCCAAGCACATGAACCCCGCCAAAGTGCGCGGGATCGTCGCCGTTCGTGCTGATGCAGGCGGTGGCAACGACCTCAAGGAGGTTCTCGCGAACCTCCAGAAGAACTGGCAGGCGTTCAAGGACACGCAGGCCGAGAAAGACAAGGAAGTCGCGGCGAAGTTCGACGACGTGGTGACGACCGAGAAGTTCGATCGCATCAATTCGAGCGTGTCGGAGCTTCAGGCGGCTGTCGACCAGGCCAATGCTAAGCTCGCCGCGATGTCGGTGAATGGCGGCGGCGCTGGCCAGGTGAAGGACAAGGAGTACACCGACGCCTTCCGCGCCCACTTCCGGAAGGGCGATGTGCAGGCCAGCCTGAACAAGGGTGCCGATGACGAAGGCGGCTACCTCGCCCCGGTCGAGTGGGATCGCACGATCACCGACAAGCTCGTCGAGATCTCGCCCATGCGGCAGATCGCGCAGGTTCAGCAGATCTCGACCAACGGCTTCCGCAAGCTCTTCAACGAGAAGGGCACCGGCTCCGGCTGGGTCGGGGAAACCGCTGCGCGGCCGGAAACGACCACGCCGACGTTCGGCAGCATGACCTACACCACGGGCGAGCTCTACGCGAACCCCGCGGCGACGCAGCAGATGCTGGACGACGCCGAGGTCAATCTCGAGCAGTGGCTGGCCGCCGAGGTGGATCAGGAGTTCGCCTACCAGGAGGGCATCGCCTTCGTGTCGGGCAACGGAGTCAACAAGCCCGCTGGCTTCCTGACCTACGTGACCGGCGCGGCGAACGCTGCGGCGCACCCCTACGGCGCCATCCCGACCGGCGTCACGGCGGCCGGCGCGGCCGCGGTGACCTCCGACGAGGTGATCGACCTGATCGGGTCCATCCCGACGCCCTATCTCGCGGGCTCGCGCTTCGTGATGAACCGCAGCACGATCTTCAGCCTCCGCAAGCTGAAGGACGGGCAGGGCAACTACCTGTGGCAGCCGTCCTTCCAGATCGGCCAGCCCCAGACGATGGTCGGCTACCCGATCACGGAAATGCCGGCGATGCCGAACATTGCGGCAGGCGCGTTCCCGATCGCGTTCGGCAACTTCCAGCGTGGCTACCTGATCGTCGATCGGGTCGGGGTTCGGGTTCTGCGGGACCCCTACACCAACAAGCCCTTCGTGCACTTCTACACCACGAAGCGCGTCGGTGGCGGCCTGCTGAACCCCGAGGTTCTGCGCGTCCTGAAGAACGCCGCGGCCTGATGAGACCTGGCGGCGCGTACACCTCGCGCCGCCTCAACCCCGTCAAATGGAGGCCGACATGGCACCCAAGTCCACCACCAAAGCCAGCGACGACGAGAAGGTCGACGTGAAGGCGACGAACACCGACGTGAACGTCAGCACCGAGACCATCGACGGCCCCTCCGTCGAGGATGCTCGCGACGGAACCACGAAGGAGCAGAACCGGCTCGATCAGAACATTCCGTCCGGCCGGGCCAACGACTTCGACCCCGAAAAGATGGGGCTCGATCCCGTGCCGTACGGCAAGGCGAAGAAGTAAGTGAAGCCGGTCCTCATCGCTGCTCCGGCGGAAACACCGGTCTCTCTGGCCGAGGTGAAGGAAGCAGTCCGCGTGGACTTCAGTGACGATGATGCGTCGCTGCAAGCATATCTCGCGGCGGCTGTGGCACATCTGGACGGATATTCCGGGATCCTCGGTCGCTGCCTGGTGACACAGACGTGGCGGCAGGGCTTCCGAGGCTGGTCTCCGCGCCTCCGGCTGCCGTTTCCGGACGTGGACGCGGAGTCGGTGGTGGTGACTTACCTCGATGCGGGGGCGGTCGATCAGACGGTCGCTCCCGCGCACTACCAGGTGGTCGAGGGTCATCTCGGCGCAGAGGTGGTGTTCAAGGACATCTTTTCGGCGCCGATCCTCGGCGACGATCGCGAGGCGCGGGTTCGCGTGGACTTTCAGGCGGGCTACGGCGCGGCTGAAGATGTCCCGGCTGACATCAGGTTGGTGATCAAGGCGCTCACCCGGCACTGGTACGACGGGGAGGCCGGCGAGCCCGCGCAGATGCGCCTGATCGAGAAGTACCGGTGCCGCCTGCTATGAACGGGCTCGACTTGGATCGTCGGGTCATCATGCGCATCACTCATTGTGACGCCGACCGGGCCGCTACGACTGTGGTGCGGAACGCGCAGGTTAGCTGGGGCGTGGATGCCCTGATCGCTCCACTGCAGTGGAGGTCGTTGTGAGGTCGGAACATTTGCGGGATCGCGTGACCTTCGTAGGCGTGATGCCTGGGGCTGGCGAACCTCAGACAGACGAATACGGGAACGAGATGCCGGCGCAGGCTGGTGATCTGACCGTCTGGGCCAACGTGCGCGAGACACTCGGCAAGGAAAAGCTGGAAGTGGGGCGGCTGGAGGATCAGCGGACAGCGACGATACGCGTTCGGGCTTCGTCAGACAGCCGCCGGATCAACAGCGGGCACCGGGCGCAGGCGCGTGGCGACGAATGGGACGTGAAGTCGGTTGCGGCGGTAGGCGACGGACGACAGTGGATCGATATTCTTGTGGCGTTGAGGGGCTGACATGGGCGTGAAGACCAGCGGCTTCGGCCCTCTGCGCGCCAAACTGCGGAACCTTGGCCCGAAGGCCGACCAGACTTTCGAGGCCGTCAACCGCGAGAGTGGCGAAGAGATTGTGGCGCTTGCGAAAGTGCTTGTTCCCGAGGGTGAGACAGGGCGCGCGCGATCCAGCATCCGGGGCCAATCGTGGGAAGGCACTTCATACCTCGTTGATTTCGGCCCAATGGCCCGCATCCTTGAGGGCGACACGGAACAGCGGACCACGAAGGACGGCAAGAACCGTGGGATGCGCAAGGGAACGCCATTTGCGAACCCGGCGATCCGAGGCACCTACAAGAAGCGCATGGCGCGCTACCGCAAGGCTGTGAAGGGGCTTCTGAGCGATGGCTGACGGATACGCCCTGGAGCTACAGAAGGCCCTTGTCGCCGCGCTCAAGTCGAGTGCGGACGTTTCCGCGCTGGTAGCGGGCCGCATTTACGACCACCCGCCTGACGGCGCATCGCTGCCCTATATCCGCATCGGGGGTATAGTCCCTCGGCCCGTTCGCGCGCAGGCGTCTCGCGCTGCCATCCTGACCTACTCTATGGAGGTTCACAGCCGCTCGGGTGGCTCGGGCAGGGTGGAGGCCACGAAGATCGGCCACGCCGTCACAGAGGCGCTGAACGAGCGCGAGGACGCGTTGGCGTCGGCAGACCTCGCCGTTGTGCAGAACCACTGGATCACCACCACCGTCGAGCGCAACAACGACGGCGAAACCTATTCCGCAATCGTCGCCTTTGAGGCGCTGATCAGCGGCTGACCGCCCCTCTCTGGCCCTTGGGCACGGCCGATCATCACCATAGGAGGGCACCATGCCCAAACAGAACGCGCGCGCGCTGCTCGTCCAGTACTCGACGGATGGCGGCACCACTTACGAGCCGCTGGCTGGTCTGACGACCCGGAACATCTCTCTGAACGGGAACCTCGTCGATATCACCTCGATCAACACGGCCGACCCCGGCGGCACCGTCTGGCGCGAGACCATCGCCGGTATTCAGTCCATGGACGTGTCCGGGAATGGCTTCTTCGAGAGCAAGACGCAGTTCCAGGCGCTGATCGATGCGAAGAATGACGGAACGTACCTCGACCTTCAGATCACCTGCCCCGGTCTCGGCGATTTCACCGGCACCTTCGCGGTCGGCACGGTGGGGCTCGGCGGCGAGCTCGAGGGCGCGATCACGCAGACCGTCGAGCTTCAATCGTCCGGCGCCGTCACCTTCACGCCGGAGGCGTAATGGCGATCACGAGCGTTGCCGCTCCGGTCGGGGGCATCGTCGCGGAGATCGACGGTGCCCAACGGCCGCTCGTCCTGCGGAACGGGGAAATCGAGCGGTTCGAGGAGCATCACGCACCGGTCGGCATCTTCGAGATGCTGGATCGACTCTACAACCGGGGCGACCAGCCCCAGGCACGCCATGTCCGCGACCTTGTGGCCCTCGGCCTCATGGGCGGTGGAATGACCGAGACGGCTGTGGACGCGTTGATGAAAAGCCAAGGCCCGGATCAGAACGTCGCGCTGCGCAGCATCGCGACCGGGCTTGTCACTGCCGCCTTCCTGCCGCCGAAGGACGACAAGACGCCAAAAAAGCGCAACGGAGTTGGTGGGCGGCGGACGGCTCCGAAGAAAAGCGCCGCTGGGACGTCAAAGGGCGCATCCGCGACCTCGTCAAAACCGGCCTGAAGCCTGCGGAGGTGCGGGCCATGACGCCGCGCGATATGATCTTGTGGATTGAGGGCTGGAACGCCTCGCAGCGCGGTGGCGATGAGCCCGAGCCTATGACGGCCGAGGAATACCGGGAATTGAAGCGGCGGTATGCGTGACGGCGGTCTTCGAGTCCCGTTCACTCAGCTGGGCAGTTTTCTTTCACCCATTCGGCCGCTGGTTTCATCGCTTCGACCGTGTCCACGAACGCCGCACATGCAGCGTCTCGCTCCGTTCGTGACAGGGATGTGTCGTGGCAGAACTCCTGGTACTTTTTCGCCATCTCAACCGCGAACATGACGGTCAAGCCGCTGGCGGTACACGTCCGGTCGCCTGGTTCCTGAGCCTCTTCTGAGGCGGCAGCTGGTGCGGCCGCCAGGGCGGCGACGATAGCAACAAACTTCATCCAGTTCCCTCCAGTTTCCCTAAGAGGTAGTGCCTATGGCCGACGAAAGCGACACCGAGCGCCTGCGCATCATCCTCGAATTGGAGGCGGAGCGCGCCGAAAAACAGGCCAAAAGCCTGGAGCGGCAGATCGGAGCGCTGGAACGTCGGTTCGATCCGCTTGCGAAGGCAACCCAGCGATACGAGCGCGATCAGCGGACGCTGAACAAGGCGCTCGAAAAGGGCGCCATCGACGCTGACCGGCACCGCGTGGCCATGGATAAGGTCGAGAAGGAATATCAGGACGCGCAGGCCGCCGCAGCTCGGGCCACGCAAGCTATCGACGCAAATTCGGCAGCGAACGGGAGGGCGGTGCAGGCCGCCAATGCCAACGCAGCAGCCCAGAGCCGTATGGCGGGATTCATGAACCGCAACCGCTCGATGTTTCAGCAGGCCGGTTATCAGGTCGGTGACTTTGCGGTCCAGGTGCAAGGCGGCACGTCGGCCATTACGGCCTTCACGCAGCAAGGCTCTCAGATGCTCGGCGTGTTCGGCGTATTTGGTGCTATCGCGGGCGCTGCATTAGCGGTCGGTGCCCCTTTGGCGGCATCGTTCTTCAAGAACGCAGAGGGCGCGAAAGACGCTAAAAAGGGTGTCGATGCGCTGACTGACGCGCTGGACAGCTACAGGGAATATGCCCGCATTGCTGACACCTCGACAAAAGAACTTCGTGAGGAGTTTGGCGAGTTCGCCGACGAGGTCCGGAATGCTGCAGGCTACTTGGCGAAAGTTTCCGTGTCGCGCGCCATGACTGCGCTGGCGACTGCGATCGATCCTATGCGTGCCGGTATTCGGGCGGCGAAGGATGACCTGGACGAGCTTGACCGCGCAACGGAGGACTTCGAGCGCCAGCGTGGACTGGGAGTGGCGTCATCTCAGCAGCTGCAGGTTTTTCGGGAGGTAATGGAGGCTGCGCGGGACGCGGCCTACGATTCGGCCAAGGCAATAGGTCTGATGCCGGACGAGGTGCGGGCAATTTCGCGCGCATTGGATGACCTGGAAAAAGCTGAGAGCATGGAAGAGATCGCGACCAAGGCCGCTGAGGCGTTGGCCGTGATCGAGAAGTTCTATCCCGAAGGCGCGAAGCTACCTCCTGCGCTGGCCGAAGCGGCGGTACATCTCGAAACCATCATTAAGGCATCGGGCAGTGCGGTCGAAGCCGCTGCCGAACTGGCGGACGAATACGAACGAGGCGAGGGCGCCTTGAAGCGTATGTCCGATGAGGCGCGCAAGATGAGCGCCTACCAAGGCTATCAGCAGAGCCGCACCTCGGGCGCATGGCTGTCCCGCTCGGACGGCATGCAGTCCGCCACCGAATTGATCAAGCAGCGCGAGGGCTTCCTCGATGCTGGCAAGTGGGACGTGAACCACTTCCGCGCGGGCTACGGGTCGGACACGAAGACTGATCCCGTGTCGGGAGCCATCACCACCATCACAGAGGGGATGCGGGTCACGATTGCGGAAGCGGAGGCTGACCTTCGGCGCCGCATCGGCACTTACTTCGACGCCATTATTCGCGAGATCGGGCAGGACCGCTTTGATGCGCTGTCGGGGGCACAGAAGGGTTCGCTGGCGTCCCTTATGCACAACTACGGCGCGGGCGAGTTCCGCTCTGGCGGAGACCTGGGCGGCGTCGTTGCGGCGATACAGTCGGGCCGGATGAACGTTGCGGCAGATGAGATCGCCCGCCTCGGCTCGCACAACGGGGGCATCAATCGTGAGCGTCGGCTGGAAGAGGCTTCGGCCTTCGGGGGTGCATCTGATCCCGTCATTGCTGCTGGGAAGGCGCAAGACGAGGCGGCAAAAGAGCGGGACAGGGAGCGCGAGGCCGCGGCAAAGCGGCGCGCCGATGAGCTGGAGCGGGAGCGCGAGGCCCGCGAAAAATACAATGTCAGCCTCACGGAATCCGTAGAGCGGCAAGAGCTAGAGATGAGCCTGATCTCCTCCAGTGCCGCAGTGCGCGCCGAGGAACTGGCGAAATTCGACCTGCTGAACGATGCGAAGCAACGGGGTATCGATCTCGATGAAGAGATGGCCGGGACCGGGCAGACATACCGGGAGGTCATCGAGGCCAAGGCCGCAGCCATCGGCGAGTTGGTCCAACAGCTCGAGCGTCAAGAGATGGCGCAAAAGCAGACGGCAGAGCAGGCGAAGTTCTACGCCAGCATCCAGCAGCAACTCAAAGACGGGTTGGTCGATGCGATTGTCGAAGGCGAAAACTTCGCGGACGTGCTGAGCAACGTCGCCAAGATGCTTGCCAAGGCTGCGCTGCAAGCCGCGCTGTTTGGTGATGGGCCTATGGGTGGTGGCGGCAGTGGGCTTCTTGGCGGGCTGCTGTCGGGCCTCTTCGGCGGTGGTATCGGAGGCAAGCGGGCAGGCGGCGGCCCTGTGGCCGGCGGCATCCCATATCTGGTTAATGAGAACACGCCTCATTCCGAGGTGTTCGTGCCTAGCCAGTCTGGCGCCATCTTGAACGTGCCGCAGGCGCAGGCTGCCCTGCGAGGAAGTGCGGCTGGTGCCGGCGGTTCGTCTGTCGTCCGCGTGGAGCTGTCGCCCGATCTCGTCGGGGCGATCCTCGCGGAGGCGAGGGGGCAGTCGGTGCAGATCACGCGGCAGGGAATGAGCGAGTACAGCACCGCAGTGGCGCCCGGCCGGCAGGCACAGATTTCCCGAGATCCGAGGGTGCGATACTGATGGCGAATGCGCTGACCTTTCCTCTGACGCTCGGGGAATTCTTCGATGGACTGGATGTCACCGCCCTCGGTTTCGATCTGACGGAGAGCATGCGGCATTCGCAGACACAGGGTGGCGAGGTCCTCGTCTCGGATCTCGGTCCCCGTCTTTGGACCTTTGAGGTCCAAGTGGTGACGAAGACCCATGCGGAAGCCCGGAGGGGCGAGGCGTTGGCGCGCATGCTGCGGCAGGCGGGCCGACCCTTCTTCGCCTTCGATAAGACTGCCCCATACCCCGCCGCCGACCCGGGCGGCGTTCTGCTCGGCGCGGCCACCCCCACTATCCACACGCTCAGTTCCGATAATCTCCGGATGCGCGTGCAGGGTCTGCCGGCGGGCTATGTGCTGTCGCGCGGCGACCCGCTGTCCTTCGCCTATGGACTGGATCCTACCAGGTACGCGTTCCACGAGGTGATCACCCCGGTGACGGCCGATGGTTCAGGGCTGACCCCGCTCTTCGAGGTCTCGCCGTTCATCCGCCCCGGCGCGCAGGCTGGCGCAGCCGTGACCTTGGCAAAGCCGTTCTGCAAGGCGGTGATGATCCCGGGTTCGTACCGGCCCGGGGTCCGTCGCGCGGTGGTGACAGAGGGCTTCTCTTTCTCCGCGATCCAGACCCTGAGGTAATCCATGCTTCTCGATCCCTCGACAGAGGCGTTCCTCGCGGGGCGCCCGGATATCCGCGCGCGCTGGCTGATCTGGATCGAGGCCAAGAACCGCCTCACCGGTGCCGAGCAGACGCAGGGGTTCTGGACCGGCGATGACGACGCGACCTTCACCATCGGCGGCCAGAGCCGGGACTATTTCGGCGCGGGCGGCTTCATCGCGCTGCGCGAGCTGCCATATGAGGCCGGCACCATTGTCCAGATGCAGCGCCTCTCAATGGGGCCGGTGACGGAAGAAGTGAAGCAGGCGCTCCGCACGTACGAGCCGCGGCTGGCGCCGGTCGAGGTCCACCTCGCTCTCTTCGATCCGATCACCAACGCGCTCGTCGGCACGCCGCGGGCGTTCACCGGGTGGATCGATGACCTCGTGTTCCGAGAGGCGGCGCTCGAGAACGGCAGTTCCGGCTACCAGTGCGACCTGACGCTGGCGTCGTCCTCGCGCGAGGGCACGCGCACCCTTCCTCTGAAGAAGTCCGACAGCGCCCAGCAGGAGCGCTCCGGCGACCGGGGCCGCCGCTACGCGGCCGTCGCGGGCAGCATCCCGGTCTGGTGGGGTGAGCAGCGCCACGTGCCGGCCGCGCCCGTCGCGGCAACCCCGAACAAGCCCGCCGGCGCCACCGGTGGCGCCTCTTGGGATGAGAGCCGGGGCCACTGATGAAACGTCTTCCGGATTGGAGGTCGCGCCTCGCGGCTTACATCGCCGTGTCTTTCGATCGTCCGCTGCGGCCCGGCCGCTTCGATTGCGCGCTGTTTGCGGCTGGCGCGATCGAGGCCATGACCGGCGAGGACCCGGCGGCGGACTGGCGCGGGAGCTACAGCACGATCGAGGGCGGCATCAGCGCGCTGCGCGCGGCGGGTCATGCCGATCACGTCTCCTTCGCCGCCGCACTCTTCGATGAGGTCCCGGTCGCACATGCGCGGCTCGGCGACCTTGCGGTTGTGCCGGAGGGCGATCGGGCTGGCCTGGGCATCGTCCAAGGCGCTCGCGTCTACGTCCTGCACATCTCAGGCGGTCTCGGCACCGTGCCTCTCATTGCCGCCGAAAGGGCCTTCCGCGTATGATCCGTCGTCTCCTCCTCGCCGCGGTCCTGGCTGTCGGCCTCAGCACGCCGGCGCGCGCGGACCCGGTCACGGCCGCCATCGCGACGGCCCTGGGCGGCACCGCTTTCGCCTCGACCGTCGCCTCGGCCATCACGCGGATCATCGTCGGTGTGGCCCTGTCGGCGCTCTCCCGCGCGCTGCAGCCGAAGCAGAGCTCGAAGGCGCCCGGCATCAAGACGGATTACACCTCCTCCGGCGAGACGATGGCGCAGAGCTTCATCCTCGGCCGCTACGCCACGGGCGGCAATTTCGTCGCGCCGCCGATGTCGCATGGCAAGGAAAACCGCACGCTCAATTACGTGATCGACCTGGCCGACATGCCGATCGAGGGCCTGACGAAGGTCTACATCGACGGTGAGGCGGTCAACTTCAACGGCGCGGTGAGCCCAAACGGCTGGGGCCCGACCGCCGATGGACGCTTCGCCGGCCGGGCCTGGCTGAAATTCCACGACGGCAGCCAGACGGCGGCCGATCCCGAGCTGCTCGACCGGTACGGCAGCGATCCGGAGCGGCCCTGGTCCGCCGACATGATCCTGCGCGGTGTGCCTTATGTCGTGCTGACGTTCATGTACGACCGGGAGGTCTTCTCCGGGCTTCCACGGGTGCGCTTCGAGGCCGAGGGTATCCCGCTCTACGATCCGCGTCTCGACACCACCGTGGGCGGCTCGGGCGCGCACCGGTGGACGGACAAGGCGACGTGGGCGTGGACCGAGAACCCGGTCGTGATGGTCTACAACATCCTGCGCGGGATCGAGCTGCCCGACGGCAGCGTCTGGGGCATGCGCGCCGCGCCTGCCGACCTGCCGCTCTCGGTGTGGTTCGCCGCGATGAACGCCTGCGACGAGGATGTCCCCCTCGACGGCGGTGGCACCGAGAAGCGCTACCGTGCGGGCCTCGAGGTCAAGGTCGACGAGGAGCCCCTCGCGGTCATCGAAGAGCTCATGCGTGCCTGCGGCGGCGACGTGGTCGAGTTCGGCGGTTACTGGCACGTCTCCGTCGGTGCGCCGGACCTGCCGACGCTGTCGATCAGCGACGAGGACCTGATCGTCTCGAGCCCGCGGGACTATGAGCCCTTCCCGGGGCTGGCCGAGACCTACAACGCGGTGCACGCGGTCTATCCGTCCCCGGAGAACGGCTGGGACCCAACGGACGCCGTGCCCATCTACAACGCGACGTGGGAGGCGGAGGACGGCGGCCGGCGTCTCGTGGCCGACCTGCAGCTCGACGCCGTCGGGTTCGACACGCAGGTCCGCCGGCTTATGCGCGAGCTGGCCGAGGATAACCGCCGGTTCCGGGTCCACGTCGTCACGCTGCCCCCGGACGCTCTCGGTCTCGTCCCGCTGGGCACCCTTTCCTGGACCAGCGCGCACAACGGCTACACGAACAAACTCTTCGAGGTCGTGCGGAAGGTCATCGACCCCGAGACGCTGCTCTCGACGCTGCTCATTCGGGAGCGCGATCCGTCGGATTATGACATCGACCCGGCCAGCGACGCAGACGTGCCGACGCCACCGTCCCGGTACATCACGACGCCGACGATTGACGGGATCGACGGCTGGGCGATGACGGCGGTGGCGATCACCGACGCCAGCGGCGTCTCGCGTCGCCCGGCGATCAAGATGATGTGGGATCCCGATATCGTAGCGAACGGCATCGCTTGGCTGATCCGAGTCAAGGCCACTGGTGCGGAAATCGAGAGCGGCACGACGCAGGACCTCGCGGCCGGGCAGATCATCGTGTCGGAAGGCATCCTTCGGGCCACTGAATACGAGGTGCGGGGCCGGGCGCTCTCTCGGAAGGGCGCGCTCTGGACAGTTTGGAGCACCGTCGTCACTCCGGATGTCGGGTTCAACCTCTCCGATTTCGAGGCCGATCTGGCGGGCGATCTGGAGAGCCTGCACGACTGGATCGAGGGTGGGCTCGAAGACCTCCCAGGCTCGCTGACTGAGATCGCCGAGGGTCTGGCGGCGGAGACGGAACAACGGGTTGCGAATGCCTCGGCGCTTGCGAATGAATGGCGGACGACGCGGGACACCGTGCGCGACCTGACCGCGCAGGCGGTGGAACTGGCGGCGGCTGATCATCTGGCGCGCGAGGAAATCCGGCGAACCCTCACCGCGTCCATCAACGGTGTCTCGGCGGCGTTCAGCGAACTGATCTCAGCACAGGCAGATGGCGAATTCGCTGCGGTCCTGCGGCTCACCTCCCTCGAGGCGGAGACGGCTGAGCTGTCGGCTGAAATCACGACCATAGAGCAGGCAATTGTGGACGGTGATAATGCGCTGGCACAGACCATCGCCAACCTGTCGGTCGGGGCGGCCACGCAATTCGATATAGCCGCGATCTGGCACTTCGACGCCACGGCCGAGGGCTGGGCCGGTTCGCCGTCCAACCCTGTGTGGCAGATGGGGGGCTTCCTTCGCCCTGCGGACGGCGCTGGCGGCTACGTCATCTCGCCTGCGGGCATGGCGCTGGATGCGGCTCGGTATTCTCAGCTTCGACTCCGCGTAGTCAGGACCGGAGCGCCGACATGGACCGGCACGCTCTGGTGGGAAGCTGCAGGGCAGGGATGGGCTGCAGGGCGGAGTGTCTCCGTTCCGGAACCCACCTGGACGGATGACGTCGGCCTCGTCACTGTCACCGTGCCGTGGACCGGTACCGTAGATCGCGTAAGACTGGACCTGGCCGATAATGCCGTCGGGAACCTGATCGACATCGACTGGATCGCTATTGGCCGTCCGGCACCCGGCGCATCGTCGGCTGATCTGACCGCGCTGCAGCAGGCTGTGACGGAGGCCGACACCGCTCTTGCGTCGGATATCACCCAGCTGGACACCCGGCTGACCGATGCGGAGGGCGACGTCTCCGGTCTGTCCACCGCAGTTGGCGGTCTCGAAACTCGGGTCACCGATACTGAGACCGGGCTGGAGGCCACCGGCACCGCGCTCACCGCATTGCAGTCAGAGGTCGAAGACCCGGCCACGGGGCTACAGGCGCTCGCGGATGCCGTCGACACGCTATCAACGCAGGTTCTAGACGGTGACGGATCGCAGGTTATCCAGTCAGAGGCAATTCGGGCGCTGAAATCGTCGCTCCGGCAGTTGACTGCCCAGGCAATTGAAGGGCTCTCTGCCGATCAACTCGCTCGGCAGCAGTTGCGGGAATACACCGCTTCGGCGGCGCAGACCCTGACCACTCGGATCGACGCGACCGATAGCAGCGTCTCGGTCCTGAGCCAGTCGGTGACGTTGCTGCAGGCAGCGGTCCCAGATTTCGCCTCGGCGGTTGCGCTGCAATCGCTCACTGCGCGGGTGGATGACAATGAGAGCGGGATCGAGGCCAATGCCACCGCCATCACCTCGATCAATGCAGCGTTGGTGGGGAAGGCCAGCACGTCGGCGCTGTCATCACTGTACACCGTGGTCGATAACCAAGGCGATAGTATTACGGCCAACACCTCGGCGATCACCAGCCTCACCGCGACGGTGAACACCAAGGCCAGCACGTCGGCGCTCAACGCCCTATCGACAACCGTGACGAGCCAGGGCGACAGTATTACGGCCCTCTCCGACAGCGTCACCAGCGTCAGCGCGACGGTTGGGAACCTGTCGGCCTCTGGTCTGCTGCGTGCCACCGCGAGCGTCGATCAGCATGGCGCTCAGTCGCGCATCGGTCTGATGGCCGCCGTGGACGAGGAGGAGGGGACCAACAGAACCGCCGCGCTGTTTCTGGAGACCTCGTCAAGCAACGAAAGCCGGGTCATTGTGGAGGCGGATCGATTTATTGTCGCGAGCGGCGGCGGGGTTGAAGTCGCGGCACCCTTCGTCATCGATGGCGGCACGGTCTACATCGCCGACGCCCGCGTCAGGACGTTGAGTCTAGAGGAAGACGCGCTGACAGTGATGGACGTCAGCGGGTCCGAGGTAGTCACGAATAACAGCAGCACCGAGACCGAGATGTGCTCCGTAACGCTTCCGACCAAACTGGTGGCGTCGAAAGTGATCGGTAATCTGACTCTGTTGCTGAATGCCTCCTCATCGTCGATGCCGAATAACTTTGCCGTGCGAGTCTACATTGCGGGGGTGCTGCGAGCTCAGCTTACACAGGCCGAGATGGCGCTTGAGCCAGGTAAGCGTCGCTTCGACGTTTCGTTCGCACGCGGCGGAGTTACCGGAGATCCTGTGGTTGTTCGCGCGGCAATAGTGAACGCCGGGGGTTCCGGCGTGATTTTCTCAAACATATGGGCCTTGGCGGCCAAGAGGTGAGCATGAGCACGACAACAATTGAGATCTCTCCGGAGGTATCCATGGCCGAGATGAGAGCCGAGATTGCATGGCTGAGGAACCGCGTTCTGATCCAAGCGCAGGCGATCCACGAGTTGAAAAAGGAAGCCGAGGCGCAGGCCGCGGAACAGCAGGAGACTGACGATGAGTGACAGCACCTATTCGGCAGGGACAGTCTCCGTCGGGTCCACCGGGACCACGGTCACGGGTAATGGTACTTCGTGGCTTACGTCCGGCATCAGAGCGGGGGATGTGCTGATGCTCGCGGGCCTCTCGGTTCTGATCGGGGCGGTGAACAGCAACACCTCGATCACCCTAGCACGCGCATGGCCGGGCGCGGCCCAGACCGGGGCGAACTACGACATCATGCTGTTGGACGACAACGTCCGATCGTTGGTCGCGGCGAACCAGCTGCTGCAGGAACTCCAAAACGGCAACATCAGCGCGTTGGCCGGTCTGTCCGGTGCGGCGGACAAGGTGCCCTACTTCACTGGGGCCGGGGCGATGACCGTGTCTGACCTGACGCCTGCTGCGCGGGCCATCCTTGCGCTTGCCGGGTCGTCTGGGGCAAAGATCCCTGTCGTGACAGCGGCCGGGACCGCTGCAATGCGCAGCATCCTCGGCACTGTCAGCCAGTCCGGCGGCGTGCCGACCGGCGCGTTGATCGAGCGCGGCAGTAACGCGAACGGCGAGTACGTGCGCTTGGCAGACGGCACACAGATCTGCACCCACATCCTGACGCTGAACAATGTCGCGGCATCGAACCTCTCGGCGACATGGACCTATCCGGCTGCGTTCTCCGCGCTGCAGGTTGTTAGCGCCGCGCCGGACATGAACTCGGTGAACTCCGCCGCGCCCGGTCTGACCGGAGTTGGTCAGTGCGCGCCATCGAACGAGACCGCGACATCAGCCACGATCGCGCTCTACCGGATCACCGGTCTCCCCGATTTTGTCGCTGGGAACAGTGCCGCTGCGCGCTGCCTCGCCGTCGGCCGCTGGTTCTGAGGAGCACACCATGAACATCATCTTCACCGCACAGCGCCGCGACGACGCTCTGACACTCGCAGTTTCCGGGGACACGCTGACCATCAACGGCGAGGCGTTCGATTTCTCGATCGTTCCGGCCGGGGCCACCCTGCCGTTCGGCGCCGTGTCCTGCGAACTCATCAACGGCCCGGTCGAGCGCGACCAAGACGGGACGCTCAGCCTGCCGATCGTTGTCGGCCTGCAGGCTGGCGCACCGGCCGCGGCATGGAGCCCTGCGCCACGCATGGGTGTGCCGGACGGCCCTGTCGACCTGAGTGAGTTTGACCCCGAGCCCGCTGAAGATGAGGAGGCCGAAGAGTGAGCAATATCGACTTGAGCCAGCTGGTGACGGCCGAGGACAAGGCGGCGGCAGAAGCCGAAGCGATCCGAGTGGCCGTGACCGCAGCGATTGACGCGCACGTCGAGGCGACCGCGCGGTCCCGCAACTACAACAGCGCGGCGGCGCTGGCCGGATACGTGGCCAGCACGGTCGGCCCGTGGGCCGCAGAAGCGCAGGCCTTCGTCGCCTGGCGAGACAGCGTGTGGCAGGCCGCCTTCGCGATGCTGGCGGATGTGCAAGCCGGCGAGCGTGCGGCTCCGTCCCCGGCGGAGGCTGTGGCTGAGATTCCCGACATCACCTGGCCCGAGTAAGGCACCCACATCGAAATCGGGAGGCGGTATGTCCGATCCGACGAAAGACCCGAACCTGATCGGGCAGATCTTCAACGACCGCTCCGCCCTCCTCGCCTTCTTTGGTGCCCTCGGCGGCGCGGTGCGATCGGCCACGCTCAGAACGACGTGGCGGGAGGGCTTCCGAGTGATCTTCGTCGGAGCGGCCACCAGCTTCGCGTTCGGGGAGCTGGGGCCGAAGGTGCTCGAGCCATGGATCGGCGAGATGCCGGCGGGCCTCGACGGCAAGCTCGGCACGCTCTGCGCGGCGGCATTCATGACCGGACTGATCGCGGTGACCCTCATCGAGCGCGTCATCGACAAGCGGGAGGCGGAGAAGGATGATCGGGATGCGAGCTGAGAAGGGGACGCCGAACGCCAACGCGTTCCGTACCCTGATCGTGGGTGTCGGGGTCGCGCTGGTGATTCTCGTCGGTATCGACCCGGCTGAGCGCCTCTACGACGAGCACCTGCGGTCCCGGCCATGGGTTGAGGCTCATGTTGAGGTGCTGGCGCCGAAGGAAGGCAAGCCGCTCGTCAGTTACTCGGTCACCGCACCGACCCTGCTCCACGCGACATGGAAGGCTTGGGTTGAGGGGGAGCGCGGGACCAGGCTGTGCGGCGGTCAGGGACCAGGCGACTACGGACCCACGACCGAGAGCCCCAAGGTCTGGTCCTGGGACGCCTGGATCGGTGCCCCGTGCTGGGTTCCGAATACGCCGTTCCGGCTCTGCGTGAGCTACGTGGCGGAGCTGCCGAGTCGCGCGCGCGCTGACTTCGGCCCCTACTGCTCCGAGCTCTACACCGGCCCGAAAGCCGACTGACCCTCTCCACAATCTGAAACCTACGCTCCGCCCGCGGGGCCTTTTCGCATGGAGATCACCATGACGTTCACGTCTGACCTCGTGTCGACGGTGCAATCGCGCCTTGCCGATCTCGGATACTACCGCCTGCGTGTCGATGGGCAGGAAGGCCCCGGCACGCGAAACGCGATGATCGACTTCAAGGAAGCGCACGGCCTCCGCGCCCGAGAGTTCCCCGGACCCATCACGCTGGAGACCCTGTTCTCCGCCGAGGCAAAGCCGGCTCCCGCGCCGGTGGCGGTCGGGAATGATCCGGCTTGGCTCACCGAGGCCCGGCGCCTGCTGGGCACCCGGGAGGCGCCGGGCGCTGCGAACAATCCGACGATCATGGGTTGGGCCCGGGATCTCGATCAGTGGTATCCCGGTGATGACGTGCCGTGGTGCGGCCTGTTCGTCGCGCATTGCATGTCGGCCGGTGCGCCGAACGTCCCGCAGGATTTCAACCGTCTCGGCGCCCGAGCATGGCTCGAATACGGCGACGAGGCCGATGCCGACAATCCGCCCCTCGGCGGCGTCGGCGTCCTGTGGCGGACGCACAAGACCAAGAGCTGGAACGGCCACGTCTTCATCGTGACCGGTCAGAGCCGAACGGCCATCCGGGGCATCGGGGGCAACCAGTCCGACAACGTCACTGAGACCTGGTTCGACCGCGACCGGCTGCTCGGTGTCCGCGTGCCGCCGGGCTTCAACCATGTCGCCGCGCCGTCGGCCGCGACCGGAGCGCTTTCCACCAACGAGGCCTGAGCCTCACCACCACCGAAAGGAGACGCGCCATGATGGACGCGCTTGAACCGTACATCCTCGAGATCCTCGGAATCATCATCACGGCGGCAATCGCCTTCGCAGCCGCGCAGCTGAAGCGCTGGACCGGCATCGAGATCGAAGCCAAGCACCGCGAGGCCCTGCACTCGGCCATGATGTCGGGTGTCGAATCCGCAATGCAGAACGGGCCCTCCAAGGCGGCCGACATGCTGGTCGAAGAGGCCATCGCCTATGCAAAGGCCAGCGTGCCGGACGCGATCGCGAAGCTGGCACCGGACAACTTCATCCTGCAGCGCCTGGCCGAGCGGTACGTCCGGAAGGCTCTCGACCAGCTGCCCGGCTTCGTGGAGAAAGCGCCCGCGACCACTTCGATCGACTATTCCGACCAGCGTCTGCGCTGAGCGGAGCACCTGCCGCGCGCACGGCGGTTCTGATCGGCGCAAGGCCGGTCCGCCGGTCTCGCCTGCGGGCGGGGCTCTTCTGCATCATCATCTAGGAGGGGCGTCATGTCCTATCTCAACGACGAGGCGCTCGACGGTGGCCTCGACTGGATCGTCTCGACCGGGACCGTCCTGCACATCTGCTCCGCCGAGCCCGCAAACTACGCGGGAATCGCGGCGGTTGAACTCGGATCGAAGACCGGGTTGACCATGACCGGCCCGGCGGACGGCGATACCGACGGGCGCAAGGTGACATGTCCCGCGGTGACCGATGGCACCGTTGGCGCCACCGGCACCGCTTCGCACTGGGCCATTTCGAACGGCTCCGACACGCTTGTCGCAGCTGGTGCCCTCGCCTCGACGCAGGCGGTGATCGCCGGGAACACGTTCAGCACGGGCGCTTTCGCCGTGGCGACTCTCAGAGACCCGAGCTAAGCCCCGTGAGCGTCACCGGTCGCACCCTTTCCTCGGTCAGCCAGTCGCCCGCGACTGGCATGCACTCCGCTGCACTCGTGCCGGGATTGGGTGCGGCCGCGCATTTTACCGTGTTCTTCGCCTTCAAAGATCCGGGCGGGAACACGAACAACACGATCTGGGCTGACGACAACGGCGGGTGTCAGATCTTCATCAATGCGAGCACGGGCCGTGTCTCGGCGCGATACTCGAACACCTCATCGGGCGGGTTCTACACGACGTACACCGTCGGGCAGTGGGTCTTCCTCGCCGTTCGCATGGGCCTCGACATCAGCGGTGGCGTGAACGACGTCGTGCTTGAAGCCTATGACGCGGTGCTTGGGTACGAGACCGCAGAGGGGAATTCCTCGGGCGGAGGCGGGCCTCGCATCGAAACCGATGGCCGCCACTACGCCTTGGGCGACGACGCCGGCACCGCCTTCACTGACGATGGCACCGAGGTGAAGGTCTTCGGTCTTGCACTTGTCGATGGACTCTGGACGCTAGACCAACTCGGATGCGACACCACGACCGGCCAGGCCAAGGCCTTCGACCCGGCTGCCGAGGCGGCACTGGTCTACGCCCTGCGCGGCCTGACCTCTGTCGGCAATGACGACAGCGGAAACGGCAACCATTTCACCGTCGAGAACGGCGGCGTGGTGTTCGACGAGGCAGACCTCCCGCCCGGGGTGAGCCTTCCGTCCTCCGGTGTCAGCCTGACAGCCGTTGGTGTATCGGCGCCGGCGGAAATCGGGGCTACTGCCTTGGCCCAGACACACGCCCTGACGGCCGCGGGATTGGTGGTGGTCGCCGGGGTTGGCGCGGCCGAGCTCTCGGTCAGGCATGCTCTGACTCCGGCGGGGTTCGATGCCTCGGTCGAGCTAGGGGCGCCAACGATTAGCCAAGGGCAGGCGACTGTCCCTCAGGGAGTCGAGGTCGAAGCGGAGGTCGGCTCACCGGCGATAGCGCAAAGGCACGCTCTTTCCGCGGCTGGCCTTGAGGGGGTCGCGGATCTCGGCGCGGTCGGCGTCGCCCAGGTTCATTCCCTTGCTCCCACCGGATTGCCGATCATTTCGGAGATCGGGTCCGCTACTCTGACGCAGGATCACATCGTTGCCGCGACTGGTGTGGAGGCGTCTGCCCGGGTCGGGACCCCCGTCGTCACCTCATTCTCGGGCCTTCTGGGGGTCGGCGTTGAGATTGCTGCGTTCGTCGGTGCGCCTGTGATCGCGCAGCGCCACGACCTTACTCCTGCGGTCCTGGGTGTCAGTGCCGAGGTCGGAGCCGCGGTCCTGACGCAAGTGCATAGCCTTTCGGCCTTCAGCATCGTGACGGCCTCGGAGGTCGGCTCGCCCGTCGTCCGCGATGCGTCCCTGCCGTCGCTCGTCGTCATCGAGATTTCCGGCGCTCCTGCCGCGGGCCTTTCGATTACCGGACGCCCCGCGCCGCCGGTGGTGAGTGTCGGCGGTCCGAACGACATCGCTTTCATCATCGGAGGCCTTTGATGCCCAGCACACTCAAGATCATCACCGTCCACAAGGGCGAGCCGCTCTCGATCGACTTCTTCGCGAAGGAGCCGGACGGAGCTGTGATCGACAGCCCGGAGAGCCAGGTGGTGTACCTCACTTTCGCGCGCACTGACGGGGATGATCCGCTCCTTCAATTCGCCAGCGACGACGCGTCCGCAAAGATCACGCTGGCGGATGCCCTGACCGGGCTCTTCGAAATCCGCCTCGAGGCCCCGGATATTGCTCTGCTGAAGGAAGGCAGAACCTACTACCTGAACATCTGGACCGAGTTGTCCGGTCCGAGGCGCTTGCAGGTCGACGGGACAATCACGCTTGCCTCGTCGATCGAGCCGACATGAGGCGCCGCCCGCGCTACTGGCGAGGCCAACCAGCGGCAGGCCTGCGGGATCACTCAAAGCGGAGCCTGACATGGCATGCCCCGTTGATCTGGATATGCTGGTTGGTGGCCGCGCTGTCCCTGCCATTCGCGCTGCTGTGCTTCGCGGCCGATGCGCAGCGTGAGGAGCTCGAGGCGGCCCGGGACCGAAAGATGGCGCGTCGCTGAGGCGGGGTTAGGTTGACTCGTCGACCGTAGGGATGTCGCGCGCATTCTGCGCGGACCTCATCGCCCTTCCGGATAATCCATTTTTGTTGGAGCACGAGAGCCCAATGCATGTTTTCGTAATGCATGTTTTCGTTTCGCCGCGCATAGCGCAGTGCAAAGGTAGGCTCTTCGGTCGTGATCTCTCCTGAAGAAAGAGTTCCACTGATCAATACGCTCATATGTCGTACCTCCGGGGGGTTAGTTGGACTGCAGCGAAAGTCGGCTTCGAGCCCCAAACCGACAGCGGGGCGCCGGGACGATTTCGCAAACGCGGCGAAGCCTTCCGCGTTCGGGCGACCGATATCCCACGGTTTTAGCCGCCTTGCACGCCGTGACGGAGTGTCGCGCGACGGACGCACGACCACGCCGATGGCGGGCCAAGGTGATTGCCTCTCTGAATGCTCTCGAGCCTGACAGCCGACGAAAAGCCGCGGCACGGGACCTTCTTTTCTGGCGGTCCTTCGCGCCGCAGGTCTTCCGCCGCGCCATCCGGGCCTTCAATCGGGATGAATGTCCCGCGGTGTGCATCCGGCGTCGAGCACGACGGCCATCCAGTTCGCCTCGGCGGAAAGCCCTTGCTCCGCAAGCCACGCCTCTTGCAACCGATAGGCCGGCAGCTCCTGTGCGGCCGGGCAATACCAGTGATGCGATGCCTGTCGATGGTGTGTGAGTTCGTGCAGCAGCACGGCGACATCGCCTGCTTCGCGCGGGTCCCAGGGACGCACCAGGAGGATCTCCGATCGGTCCGGGTCGTAGAGCCCCCTGAGACGGCCGCGCTGGAAACTCCCCGTCGACCCCTGCCGCGCGGCCGCCTGCCACTCGCTGACGAGACGAACGTTCGGCGACGTCGCGCGGCGTGGCACGTCTGTTCGCGCATCGAGCCATGCGTCGAGCGTGGAGACGAGCATGGTCATGCTCTCCGCCTGTCGCCACTCGGCGACCAATGGCGGTGTCGGGATCTCGGCGCGTGGCAGCGTCGGGCACCAGGCGATGAGGGCCGTGGCGAGTGCCACGGCGAAACGGGATCGGTGCATCGGTCCCTCCGGTATGTGATTTTGAGATCTGGTATCCCGATGCTATGCTGGTTCCCTAACGTCACCGAACGATCGCTTTTCAGGCTGGCGTGAGCTCAATTCAGGCGGAAAAGATGGGACGCAAGCTTCCCCCCTTCGCAGCCGTCCGCGCCTTCGAGGCCAGCGCACGGCACATGTCGGTCAAGGCCGCGGCGGACGAGCTCTGCCTGACACCCTCGGCTGTCAGCCATCAGATCAAGGCATTGGAAGGCTTTCTCGACACGCAACTGTTCGAGCGCTCGGGCAACCGGATCGCGCTCACCCTCACGGGCGAGGCCTATGCCGGGAAGCTGACGCACCTGTTGGACGCGTTTCTCGAAGAGACCGACGCCGTGCGCGGGGCGCCGAGGACCCTGCGTGTCCTCTCGACGCCGGGCTTCGCCGCGCGCTGGCTGGTGCCCCGCCTGCCGAGGCTCGATTTCGCCCGCGACATTCGGCTGCGGGTCTCGAACGGCGCGCCGTCGCTCGATTTCGCAACCAACGATGCGGACGTCGTGATCCAGTGGTCCGACCGCCCGACGCCCGGCTTGCGTGTCGAGCCTCTGATGGCCTCGGCGCGGTATCCGGTGATCTCTCCGGCCCTGCGGGAGCGCGAGGATGTCCGGCATCCAGAGGATCTGCTGCGCCTCACGCTCTTCTACGACGAGACTGACGATGCCTGGTCCGAATGGTTCGCCGAGGCGGGCCTTGCCGGGGCGGAATTTCCGCCCGGACCGACCTATCCCAACTGCGAGCTGTCGACGACGATGGTCGAGCAGCATCAGGGTGTCTCTCTGGCCTACGACGCGGTGGTCCGCGGCACGATCGAGTCAGGCCGATTGCAGCGCCTTTTCGACGTGACGACGCTGCCCATGTCGATCTACGCGATTGCCTGCCCCGAAGCCCGTGCCGATGAGGAAAAGATCGCCGCATTCCGCCAATGGTTGCGCACGGAGGCCGAGGCCGAGGGAGTCCTGCCGAAGCATCTGCCCCAAGCCGCGGAGTGACCGCTCCACCAGCGATCGGTCCGCGGACGCGGCCTTGATCGAGCAGTTGCGGCGAACGGCAGAAAAGTCCGCATACCGGACATCCCACGGCCCGGGGTTAGCTGGATTTAGTTTCCGGGTGCTCGCTAGCCCCATTCGTCGCCGACCTAGCCCCATGCTTGTTCGAAGTAGGCGTACGCATCGGACGGGTCGATGTCGTGCTGGGTTTGCATCTCCTTGAGCAGAAGCCATAGCTCGTGCTCGAGGTCGGTTAGCAGACTCATCCTTCGCAGCGCCATTGTGGTCCCTCCGGGCCATTTGCGGATCAGCCTTTGAGGCGTCCGCTGATTGCCTCTCCACGTATCAGGCGGTTCAAGTTGTCGTGGGCTTCGTTGCGATTTTGCCAGACGATTTGAACTTCACGTCCGGTTTCCCAGTCGAGGCAATGGAGGTCGCCCGTCACGGCCACGGCCATGAGCTTGCGCCCCTCGAAATTGATAATTCGGCCGAACACTTTCGGTTCCAAGTGGCGAAAGAAGCTGTATGCCACCGGATCGAGCCGACTTTCAAGTTGGCGCCCCCGCAGCCTCATAGCCTGTTCGTGGCTCACCTTGGCAGGGGCAGCATAATCTTCTGGCCTCTGTCCGGTTTCGTCCTCGAACTTCCGCCGCAAGAGTTCCGGTTTTAATCTGTGGTCCTTTGCGACGTCGCCCAAGAGGGCATCCGTGAATGGTTCGCCCTCACTCAACTCAGTCTTGAGGTCTTCGATTGCATCGTGGATTTCGATGCCTGTAGGTCCGTTCCTCACAGCACCACACTTACCTGGTGCAGGGTGATTTTCAGGCTACGTCGGGCCATGTGTTCCGCCTCCTCTCCAGCTTTCAGGGCAAGAGTGTAACTTCGTTTCTGCCGCCACTCCACCTTGGCTGGATGACGATTGAACCCTGGAACGGGTGTCCGGGGGTTAGCTGGACTTCGGCAATGACTTGCTGAGCATGCTCCTAGGCTAAGTTGCAGGTTCTGGGCGCGAATGGCATGTTTCGGGGGAAAGGAGACGCGATATTATGTCCCTACGTCCGAAAAGGAGCGCCTCTCTCCCCGCCTCTGATCCCGTAGAGAAGCCGCTAGACGAAGTGCTCGAACACGTTGACAGTCTCGGTGTGCACCCACAGTTGAACGTCGCCAAGGCGCTGGTGCGTGAAGCGAAGAAGCAGCTCGTTGACTGGGATAGAGCCGGACGCCCTGGCGGAGCCAAACACGAGCAGGGGTAGATCGGCCCCGCTTGGCTCGTAGCGCCGCGGAGGGTTTGTCGGTGCCGCGACCGCTAGGACGTTGTGCGGCCAAGGTGTTCAGCAAATCGGTATCAGTGGCGCGGAAGCCTAAATCGGATCACCAGTTCGGCTGCTGCCACTGATGGTGGCCAATGCAGGACTTCGTCGTCGGTCCACAACTCTTCGATCATCGCATCGAAGCACAATGGCAGGCGGTATTCTTGTCCACCGTTTCCATCGGCTGCTTGTTCGAGTTTGGATGCCACGACGTCTATGTGGCGCTGCCCTCGAACCTCGGCGTCCCTGAACATCCCACGCAGCACCCTTGAGATATCAGATTTAGTAGGCACCCGACGTAGCGATGGCGCGTCGAGCAGTGCACACGCCTCATCCCGCTTGGGCCGTCCTCCCGAACGTCTAAATACCATTTCGCTGAGGCCTCCTGCCTTGCTTCGCATTTCGCCTTCCGCACGAGATGTGCCACGACATTGAGCAAAGCAGAAGAATCTTAAGATTTGGTTAACAGCTTGCGAGTGCAGGAATCACTTGGCTATGGGACGGTTCTCCGATCGCTCCGCTCGAGGAAATTCGATGGCACACCGCGAATTTGACCGGGAGAATGAGCGGCAGGCTACGGTCGTGCAAATCTCTCAAGCGCCTCTTGAGCATCGAGAGCAACTGATGGCCGAGTATCGCGCGCGAAGCGAGGCCGCGTTCGCGCCCTCCACACTGCGAAATTACCGCATGATCATCCGTTTATTTGTCGCATGGTGCACGGAGAACGGTCACAATCCTAAGCCTCCGGTCGATCCTCGCGTTGTGGCTGAGTACGTCGACTTCTTGGGGGGCAAGATTAAAAGCACAACGATCGAGTGCAGGCTCTGGGCTATCTCTGAACTGCACCGTTCCCATTTTTATCCTAATCCATGTCGCCACCGACTGGTCGAGCTCGCGCTTATGGGGGTCAAACGCACCTACGGGGCCGCAATTGGGCAGGCACCACCGCTCGGCAAAGCAGATGTCCTCGCAGTCATAGCGAAGCTTGGAGCCAGCCGGCGGGATATGAGGGACAAGGCGCTTCTCTGGATTGCGACTGACAGTTGGTGCCGCGCCTCGGAGATCGTGGCGTTTCGGGTTCGCGACATCGAACGTCAATCCGATGGCTCAAGCCTGCTATTCGTACACCGGTCGAAGACAGACCCCTATGGTCAAGGAGCGTATGCCTACCTTTCCGGCCCCGGGACGGAGGCCGTACTCGCGTGGATCGCAGTCGCTGGCCTGCGGAGGGACGACCCCATTCTCACAAAATCGCAACCGAACGGGAAGATCGCTCCACTTCATCCATCTTCTCTATCGCGCATCCTAAAGACGTGTACAAACCGGGCGGACGTGTCGGCTCATAGCACGCGCATCGGCGGCGTACATGACGCGCTGCGGCTGGGCTGCGATCTTACATCTATCATGGTGGCTGGTCGGTGGACGTCACCGGAGATGCCTGCTCGATATGGAAGGAAGATAAGAGCCAGCCAGTCCGCAGCAGCCATGGTCTCGGCAGCGTATATCGGCCAAAAAACCGAGTAAGCTAAAGCCCTTATTAGGCGGGGTTAGGTGGACTTCGGCGATCACCTGCTGGGCCAAGTTGCAGGTTCCGGGCCCAAATGTCATGTTTCGGAGGAAAGGAGATCAACGCTATGTCCCTACGCCCGAAAAAGAGCGCCTCTCTGCCTGCATCTGATCCCGTGGAGAAGCCGCTAGACGAGGTGCTCGAACACGTTGAGGCACTCGGCGTGCACCCAAAGTTGAACGCCGCCAAGGCGCTGGTGCGTGAAGCAAAGAAGCAGCTCGTAGACTGGGATAGAACTGGACGCCCTGGAGCCGCCAAAAACTAGCGGGGTTAGCTGGATTTCGCGGGCGGTGGCAGAAGCGGGGGCATCGAGCCCGTATCGTAGGCTTCGGCAATCCGCGGGGTGATGTGATCGGAAAGGGTCAGCCCGTCCGGCATGACGACATGGGCCATGAAGGCCTGCTCGAAGCTCTCGATGCCGTCCTCCACTCCGACCAGCTTAGCCTTGATGGAAAGCGCCAGCGCGCGCCACATGCGTCGGTCCTCGGCGTCTGCCGCCTTTCGCGCATCCGCGTCGGACCGCTGCTTGCCCGTCGGTGTCAAGTAGTGATCGGCGGGGTCGGGCATCGTCATTCGGAACATGATCTGCCGGCCGCGCGCCTTGAACGCGACAACCACATGGCGCCCGTCGCGGCCCGACATGAAGCCGTCCGCACCGAAGCGGCCGAGCATGTCCTCGATCTCTGCACGGCTTCGCGCGGCGGTAACGGTCGTGCCTTTGGCGAACTCGGCCATCTCGGCCTCCGGGATTGTTGGATTCAGTCGTAGTATCTGTCTTCGCGCTCAAGGCGCTGTTGCTCTCGGGCTCGGCATCTGGCGCAAACTGAGTAGACCGGCCCGCTGCTGCCTTCCTCAAAGTCGCGATGATCGCGGACGCCTTTAGCCACCGTCTTGCACCAGTCGCACCATCCATCCTGCGGCGCTCGGATTGCTGCGCGCAGCGCGTCCCTGCATTCCGCGCAGCAGTCGATCAGCTCTGCGCCGAAGCTGTCGGTTTCGCCTTGAATGCGGGCGACGGCCGCCCGGTCGGGGTGATCGTCGCACATGGTGCCTGGCGGGACGGCGTGGCCCGCTCCGGGCAGGGTTTGAATGGGGCCGGTCACGTCAGCCATAGGCGCCTCCGGATTAGCTGGACTTCGGCTTGTGTTCGCCGCAGTCGGTTTTTGTGAATGGGAATTGCCGCAGGTTGGACACCCCATTGCGAGCGCGGCAGACCGCGTAAGGACGGGTCATCCAGTGGCCGTCGCTGGTGTCCTCGAAATCAGCTTCGAACCAGTGACAGGATGTGCAGGATTTCGGCATGCCGACCTCCGGGTTAGCTGGACAGGCGCGCGGCGGCGCGGTCGAGGCGGTCGATCTCGGCGGCAATCAGGGCGCCGGCGCGGACGAGGTCGGTGCGGCGGTCCTTCAGCTTCCACCACTCGACGGACCAATCTTCCGGCCACGTCGGCGGCGGCGTGACAAAGACCCCGCGCAAGCCGTCGCTTTGCGCCGCGGCCCACGCGTAGCAGCCGGCGGCCTTCGCCAGCGCGCCGTCCGTGTGTTCGTCGTCGTGGTCGGGCGTCCAGCCCTCCTCTTCGACCTGTCGCGCGCGCTCTGCGGCGATGCTCTCGATGCCGTTCATTTCGTGCCTCCGGGGTTAGCTGGATCATGCCGCAGCGGCGGCGTCGATGTTCCGGTGGTGGACGGTGAAGGTGTAGGCGGCGACCCACGGGTTCGCGTCCCAGCCGAAGCCGCGCGGGCCGTTGAGGCTATCCCAGAGCTTGCGGAACGCGGCCTTCCCGGAGTGCGCGACCCCGTCGATGAGGACAACACCAGCCGGATTGACTTCGACCCCTTCGGCCACCGCGTCGTCGCAGCTGATCTGCTGCACCCTCTGGACCCGAACGTCGGTCACGATCAGCGTCAAGCGGGAGGCCCAGCGAGGCATGTGGATGGAGGGACGCCAGCGCGAGACGTCGCCGCAGTCGACCGGGTGGTCCGCGCGATAGAAGCCGCGGTCGACAAGCGCCTGCGAGCCCGGGTCGTTATGGGTGCATGCGTCGATCGAGGCCCACGCTTCCCGCACCCAGAGGCGGTCCCCGGGGGCGTAGGGAACGAAGGTCCAGCGCCGCCACTGGTCGAGCGTGATCCACTCGCCGCGGTCGAAGTCCTCCCATCCCCAGCACTCCGGGTCGTTCTTGTCGTCGTATCTGCCGCCGCAGAATTGAGGCGGGAAGCCACGGGATTTGATCACCCGTCGCGTTTGCGTCTTCCGCCCTTCTAGGAGCGCGCGGACCATCTGGCCGGAGAACAGGATCGGGCGGTCGGTCATCGTTGCCTCCGGGATTGTTGGATTCAGTCGTAGTATATATCTTCGCGCTCAAGGCGCTGTTGCTCTCGGACTCGGCATCCGGCGCAAACTGAGTAGACCGGCCCGCTGCTGCCTTCCTCAAAGTCGCGATGATCGCGGACGTCCTCCGCCACCGTCTTGCACCAGTCGCACCATCCGTCCTGCGGTGCCCGGATTGATGTGCGCAGCGCGTCCCTGCACTCCGCGCAGCAGTCGATCAGCTCCGCGCCGAAGCTGTCGGTTTCGCCTTGGATGCGGGCGACGGCCGGCCGGTCGGGGTGATCGTCGCACATGGTGCCCGGCGGGACGGCGTGGCCCGCTCCGGGCAGGGTTTGAATGGGACCGGTGACGTCAGCCATTGGGGCCTCCGGGTTAGCTGGATCGGCTCACTGCGGCCGGTCGGTGGGTTCTGAGTATCGGCCTTCGACGCGGGCTAGGTACTCCCGCATCATCGCGATCATGTCCTCGCGCTCGCCGTTGCTGATGTAGTTGACCCGGCCGCCGTCGACCTTTCCGAACTCGGCCGTCAGCAGGATGAAGCCCACGGTTGGCTTGCGCCCAGGCTTCCGTTTCCCGTTGAAAGCCTCGTCGATCGCGCGGGCGATCTTGTTCATCGCCTGCCGGTACTGCTTCTGGATCGGTTCGGGCATCGGCGCCTCCTCGGCTTCACCTTCTTGCCTATTGCATAACATTGTGCAACAAGTGACCGCAAGACACTTGTGCAAGCAAGTGTATAGAAAGTCACGATGGAGAGCGTCATCTGGGGCTATGTTCTAACCGGGCCGGGTCGGCCTTCGCGCGAAACGCAGCTCAAGGTCATGGGCTACGTCGGCGCTGATTTGGGCAATGGCGGCACGGTCTGGGAGGACGATCTCCCGGCCCGTGCCACGCGGCCGCAGAGCCAGCTGCACGAGCGCAACTTCCTACTTGGCAACCTCAGCGCCGGAGACCGCGTGCACTTCGCCAGCCTGCTGTGCCTGGGCGTCTCGCCGCAGGATGTCGACTGGATGCTCGACCAGCTGAAGCGCAAGGGCGCGACCGTCATCATCCACGAGGGGATCCGCGAGATTGACCCGGCCGACGATCGGACGGGCGTGCTCGAGGAGTTCGAGAAGGCGCGCCGCGCGATGCATGTGCGCCGGAGCCGCGCGAAGAAGCGCGAGTCTGAATAGGAGGCCCCGGCACCAGGTTATTCGCCGAGCAGCCGGGGCCGAGCGACGCACCGAGGGATGCCGTATGCGCCACTCTCTGGGGACCCAGGAGAATGCCGGAGCTTGGCAACTTGCCGCATACTGTCGGAAACTATAGGTAGTGGTGCGGGTTCCTATGTTTAGCTTCAGGTTGTATCATGAGTGTTAGCGCTTCACAATTCTTGGTAGCAGGGCTTTTCGCGGCGATATTGATCGCACTTTTCTTCGGTGAGAGGGGTGCCTTACGCCTGACGGACAGGCGCCTAAGCGGGGCGATCGGCGTTGTCTGCGTAGGGGCCATCCTGTTAGCGATTGCTGTGCTGGCACCGTCTTGGTGAAGGTGCGGCCGTGTGGAGGCCCAGCCGCCGATGTCGATGCTTGACTGCAAGCCTCTGCGGTCGCCGCGGCCATCTTGGAAGAGGAGACCCCGGCACCAAGTTGTGGATTGAGGAACCGGGGCCGTGCGCCACGCTGAAAGTCGGCCACGCGCCGCTCCTTGGCGAGGTAGTGCATGCGGAAGTGGGTGCCAAATTTCCGGGCAAGAAGTTGCGCACCAAAAAAGGTGCGCTGCCACTAGCTAGGTGGGCAAGTAGTACAATGCTGCGATCATCGCGATTGGTGTTGCGAGCAGCATGACGGCCCTAAGCAATGTGCTGGCTCGACCGTCAGGCAGGACGGAATCCAACACGAGCACCGCCACCGCGCCTACGGCGATCATCGCGCCGACAATTGTTTCTAGAGTGTCTGTCACGGCGATACGTTTTAGCTATCGGCTCAGTGCTGAGCAAGCGCGCTTTTGGCGCGCTCGACTTGAGCCCAGCGGTAAGTCGGACCGGCCTTGACTGTCCGTCTACTGCGCGCCACCTCCGCCGCATGCTCACATACCACATCCACTGCCGCTGCGGCCATCAAATGATGACCCCGGTTCGCGGGAAGCTCCGGCTGCGCGCCGCGATACTGCGCCTGATGTGGTGCTCGCGGTGCGGCCAACAGGCGGCCGAGGACATGCGCATCCTCTGGGACGCCGGCGGGCAGGCCCTGGATGGCGTGCATCTTATGGGGACGGGGGAGCGGCGGAAGTACTGGTGA